CCCAAAATCCCTTCGATCAACCATTCCTCGGCTGACCCGATTCCCGATACCGTCATTCCGCAGTCCCTCTATGACCTGCAACTGGCGCGCGCTAAACGGGAGTATCACGAAGCCAACATTGCCGAGATGCGCGAACGCCAGAAGGCCGGCGAACTGGTAGAGCTGCGCGACGTGCAGCTCGCGTACACCACGCTCTACGCGCAACTGCGGGCCGCGATGGAACGCATCCCCGACAAGCTGGCCCCTCGGCTGGCGGCGGAAACCAGCGCCGATGCCGTTCATGCGCTGCTGGTGCTTGAATTGGATCAATGCCTGATGGATATGGCGCGCATGGCCGAACAAATCCCCGACCGCTTGATCGAGGCCGGCGGCGATGGCTGATGGGTGGCGCGCCCATGCCGATGCCGCCAAGCTGGGGCTGGCGCCCCCGCCTCGTTTGCGCGTCGATGATTGGGCCGATCAGCATCGCCGATTGCCGACCAAGGGCAGCGGCGAACCGGGGCCGTGGCGGACTTCGCGCGCGCCGTACACCCGCGAAATCATGGCGTGCTTAAGTCCCGACCATCCGGCCCGCCGCGTCGTCTTCATCAAAAGCGCGCAGGTCGGTGCGACCGAGGTCATCCTGAACTGGGTCGGCTGGTTTATCGCCACGCAGCGCGCCCCAATGATGATCGTGCAGCCCACGATTGACGTGGCGGAACGGTTCAGCAAGCAACGCCTTGCCAGCATGATCGACGATTGCCCCGCGCTGCGGGAATTGATTCCGCCCGCCCGCTCGCGCGATTCGGGCAACACCACTCTGCTCAAGGAATATCCCGGGGGCGTGGTGGTGCTGTCTGGCGCGAACAGCGCCGCCTCATTGCGGTCATTGCCCATCCGCTATCTGGCGCTGGACGAAGTGGACGCCTATTCGTTTGACCTCGACGGCGAAGGCGATCCGATCAGCCTGGCGGAAGCGCGCACGACCACTTTCCCGCGCCGCAAGATTTTTCTCTGTTCTACCCCGACTATCGAAAGCCTGTCACGGATTCACAAGGAATGGCTGGCTAGCGATCAGCGTCGCTATCATGTCCCCTGCCCGCATTGCCACGATTTTCAACCGCTGCAATGGGATCACCTGACCTGGCCGCCGGGCGATCCGGCGCAGGCGGTCTATGCCTGCCCCAGTTGTGGCGGGCTGATTCCCGAATCCAGCAAAACCGAACTGTTAGCGCGCGGGGAATGGCGGGCCGCCCGCCCGGAAGCGCCGACGCCAGGCTTCCACCTGAACGCCCTTTATGCTCCGTTGGGGCTAGGGCTGACCTGGGCGGACCTGGCGGCGGAATGGGAAACCTGCCAACGCGATCCCAACCGGCAAAAAGCATTCGTCAACACCCGCCTGGGCGAATGCTTCGCGGACCCGGAAGAAAAATTGGATTGGGAAGAACTCAAAGCCCGCGCCGGCGGCTATGCGCTGCGGACTTTGCCCCCCGGCTGTCTGTTTTTGACGGCTGGCGTGGACGTGCAGAAAGACCGGTTCGCTGTCCTGATCCTCGGCTGGGGGCGTAACGGCATAGTCTGGGTAGTGGACTATCAGGAAGTGCCCGCTGATCCGACCCGGCCTGCTGATTGGCAGGTGCTGGATGACGTGCTGCAAGTGCCGTTTCGCAACTGCCGGGGCGCCTCGGTGAAAATCACGGCCTCGGCGGTAGATTCCGGCTATTTGCCGGATGACGTGTTGCACTTCACCCGGACCCGACGCGGGCGGACTATCGCGGTTAAAGGCGCGTCGCAAGGCAATCGGGCGCTGATCGGCAAACCCTCCAAAGTGGATTTCACCTGGAAAGGCAGCGTCATCAAACAGGGTGCGGAGATTTATCTGGTCGGTGGCGATACCGCCAAGCATTGGATTTATGCCCGTCTGGCCAGTGACCGCAAGCATCCGCCGCAAGATCGGGCGATCCGGTTCCCGGAAGGGCTGGATGATAGTTTCTACACCATGCTGACCGCCGAAGCCTGGGACCCGAACAAACGGCGCTGGCTAAAAATCCGGTTGCGCAACGAGGCGCTGGATACCTTCTGCTACGCGCTGGCGGCAGGGATGCAGCCCGCAGTCCGTATCCATACTTGGCGGGAGGGCCATTGGGCGAAACTGGAGGCGGCGTTGGAACCGGCGCATGGTGATTTGTTCCAGCCGTTACCGGAGGTGAAGCAAGTCGAAGATGTTGCACCGTTACCCATGCCCACGGTGAAGCAACCGCCTGTTCCTGCACCACCGCCGCCCAGCGCCGGCCATTCGTCCATTCGTCGCCAAGTCGTTACCCGGAGGATTGCGTTATGAATCATCCCGATTTGCTTGATGCCATTCGCGGCGCGTTCTCAGCGGCGGACCCGGCCCTGTTGACACAAATCGAACCCGTCCTGACGCAGATGCGGCAACTCTACGGCGGGGATACGGTTTACATCCGCGCCCCCGAACGGATCAAAATCACCCGCCGTACTCTGCAAAACCATCAGCGCAAACTCAATGCAAGAACCTGATCCTGTTTACATTTCTCAGAGTGAACTGGTCGTTGCGCTTCTGGCTGAATTGGAACGGCAATGCCCTGGAGTGACTATCAATCAGGCAGCTTTCAATGCCATTATTTTCGCTGCTGATGCTATTGTAGCTGCGGCGAAAACTGGGTTATCTATGCCTAACGCCCCGCATAACCCGCGTTAGTCGGGTTGATGCGGTGGTTAGATAATTTATGAGGACATAGCTATGTCGCTAGAAGAACTGCTGGAATTGGCGAAAACTGGGTATTTCGACCGGATTCCTAGCATTATTAAGCCACAACAGAATACGGCTAACATACCCTTTGAAAAAATCAAAGCGGAAGCCCTACAGAATCCGGAAGTCCGTGCCGAATATGAACGGTTGCGCCCGGAATTTACTAATAAGCACGTTAAAAAAACCATTCATCGCTATGAAAATGGGCAACGTATTTATCTGATGGATTACATCAATGACAAAAAACTTTATGCCGCTGTTATGTTTGCTCGTGAAAAATATCGTGAAGGAGAATCTCAGGATTACGCTATCGGAATGGCTGCTAAAAAATACCGTGTTGATAAATGCAGTATTGCGTATTATGTGGGTCAAGTCGGTGGAACTGTATCTGGAAGAAGAAGATAACAAATACTAACCAGTAATCCTCAGAAAATTTCTTAGAACTTTTCGCCTAATTTTTTTCCGCGTGCGCTGCTACAACAGCGCACATGGCTCTCTATACCGGTATCCCACTTGCAACTCTGACCGAGGCCCTGACTCAGGCTCAGGCCGCATTACCCCTACTCGCCCGGGGTGAAGCGGTGGGGGCTATCGCCACCGGCGACAAGCGCATCACGTTCGTTCCCACTACGCCCGCCGCCCTCGAAAAACATATCCGTGATCTGCAAGCCGCTATCACCGCCCTGACGACAGGGGGCTGGATACGCAAAGGCTTTTATCTGGGCGGCGGGAAAGGACTATGAGCATCCAGCGTCCCAGTGTTCGCCCGATCCGCCTGGATGCCTACGATGCTGCCAGTCGTGCCCCCCGCGTTGCGGACTGGGACGAAACGTCCTACGGCCCCAACACCGCCCTCGAATCCACCCAAATCGCCCGCGCCCGCTCACAGGATGCAGTCCGCAACAACCCCTGGATTCGCCGCGCGCTCAAGCTGCTGGTCAGCCACCTGATTGGTTGCGGTATCCAGCCCCGGCCCAAACTCGCTGACAAGGGGCTGCGGTCCGACGTGCTAGCCCTCTGGAACGATTGGACGGAAGAAGCTGATGCCGATGGGACGCTGGGGTTTTATGGGATGCAGGCCCTGATCACCCGCGCCCGCTATGAAGCCGGCGAAGTCTTCGCCCGTTTTATCCGGCGCCCCCGTGGAGATTTTGCAGTACCGCTGCAACTGCAATTACTCGAAGCTGATCTATTGCCGCTAGGCTATAACCAGCCGATTCCCAGCATCCGCCAAGGCATCGAACGCAACGCCAGCGGGCGGCGCAGCGCCTATCACTTTTACCGTCAGCATCCAGGCGAACGCTATGTTTTCGCCGAACCGAATACCACCCTCCGCATTCCAGCGGATGAAGTCCTGCATCACTATTTGCCAGACCGCCCTGGTCAATTGCGCGGCGCGCCGGAAGGGTTAAGTGCCCTGCATCGTGCCAATGTTCTGGATCAGTACGAAAGTGCGGAACTGACCCGCAAGCGCAACAAAGCCCGCTTCTCCGGCGTCATCTACAAGGAAACGCCCGAAGATAATCCACTGACTGACGCGCCCGCCAATCCGACTCTTGACGCGCTCCGTGCTCAACTCGCAGCGGTGGAAGCCAGCGCCGATTACGTCGCCAATGTTCCCGCAGCCCTCGCCACCGCCGCCGCGCTGCGGGAACAAATCGTCTTGGAACAGGAAAAAAAGACGTTCGTCGACATCGAAGATGGCTACATGCTGCAATTAGGCATGAGCGAACGGGTGGAATTGTTCGGCGGCGATACGGGCAACACCGGCTTGCTGGATTTTCTGCGGGGGCAGTTGCGCGGCATTGCCGCCGGCTGGGGGGTGCCTTACGAATTGGTGGTCGGCGACTACGCGGAAACCAATGATCGCATCATGCGGGTGATTTTGAACGTTTTTTATCGGGAACTGGAGTTTCAACAGGATCATTTCATTGTCCAGGTCCTGCAACCCGTCTATCGCCAGTGGCTCAATGCCGCTGTACTAATCGGCGCGCTCTCCATCCCCGGCTATTTCGCCGATCCGCGGGCCTGGCAACGCTGTGAATGGCGGCCACAGGCGTGGAACTACGTCAATCCATTGCAGGAAGCGCAAACCAAAATCCTCAAGATTCGGAACGGGCTGACCTCCCGTTCCGCCATTGTGGCGGAAGAGGGGTGGGATGCAGAAGACGTAGACAATGATCAGGCCGCCGATCATGACCGGGAGCGCCGCCTTGGCCTGGACTATGGCGGAGGTGATCCCGCTCCCGATTCCGACGCCACCGCCACGGAAAAACCGACCTGATGAATTGCTATCCCTATCTCGCCAGCCGGCTGTTTAACACACCGCTGCTGATCCATCCGGGCAAGCTGCACGCCATCATTGCCGGCCTGTCGGAGCGGTTTAGCGTTGTTGCGCCCGCCGCGCCGCAAGCGTACACCACGCCTCAGGGCACCCGCGAAAAAGGCGGCTATCGCCTGCTGGACAATGGCGTTGCCGTCCTGGATGTGTTTGGCATCCTCGCCCATCGTGGCGGTTTGCAGGCCGATTCCAGCTACATCCAGGGCTATGATGAATTGGCCCGGAACCTGGAAGGTGCGCTGAACGATCCAAACGTGGGCGCGATCCTGCTCAATATTGACTCTCCGGGGGGAGAGGTAGCGGGCGCATTTCAGTTGGCGGATCAGATTTATGCAGCCCGCGCCCGCAAACCTATTGCGGCGATAGCTGGGGATATGGCCGCCAGTGCCGCCTATCTGATTGCCAGCGCCGCCGACAGCGTTTCCGTGGCGCTGACCGGCCTGGTGGGCAGCATCGGTGTCGTTACGTCGCACGTCGATATGTCCCGCGCGGTGGATCGGATGGGAATGACGGTTACCTATATCTACGCGGGCGCGCACAAGGTTGATGGGAATCCCCTGGAGCCATTGCCGGAAGCGGTGGCCGCCACTATTCAGGCGGAAGTGGATTATTACTACGGGCTATTCCTCGAAACAGCGGCCCGCAACCGGCAAACGCAACCCGCCGCGCTGCAAGCTACCGAGGCCCGCATTTACATCGGCCAAAAGGCGCTGGAGGCCCGTCTGGCTGACCGCATAGAGACGCCGGATCAAGCCATTGCCCGCCTCGCCGCCCAGATTTCCGGTAAACGAGTAACAGGAAAGACTATGAAATTGACAGACATTTTTAGCAGGAAACGGCTCAACCTCGATATTTCGGTTTCGGAGGCTGACCCCGATGAAGCGCCTGACCAGGGCGAACTGCCAGCGGAACCGGAACTCGCGCCGGCCCCGCCCGCCGATCCGCCGGCCCCGGAACCGGAAACGCTGTCCGCTCTCGCCATCGTGCAGGGCTGTCAGGCCGCTGGAATGCCCCGCCTGGCGGAACATATCCTGAAAACCCCGCATACCGCCGACCAGTTTCAGGCGCGCATCACCAGCGCCAAAGCGGTTCGCGCCGTATGCGAAACCGCCCGCGTGCCCGAACTGGCAGATGGATTGATTGCATCCGGCGCTACCGAAAATGACGCCAAAGTGGCGACGTGGGCCGCCCTGGTGGCCCGGTCCGCACAAAACGCAGTGGACGCCACGCCACCGGACAAGCAGCAAATCCTACGCCGGGCCGAATTTTCGGCGCTGTCTCCCTTCCAGCAACGCGAGTTCATCCACGCTGGCGGAAAAATCACTGAGTAACGAGGTATTACAACATGGCGAACACTTTAACAAACTTGATCCCCGACATTTACGCCGCCCTGGATGTAGTGAGCCGCGAACTGGTCGGTTTTATCCCCGCCGTGGCCCGCGATTCCAGCGCCGACCGAGTGGCTGCAAATCAAACCCTCCGCATTCCGTACTCGCCGGCCAATGCCGCTGGTGGCAACATCACCCCAGCGATGACCTTGCCCAGCGCGGCGGATCAGACCATTGCCAACAAGACGCTGACGATTAGCAAGCAGCGGTTTTTTCCCTTTTCCTGGTCCGGCGAAGAGAAAATGGCGGTCAACGCCGGCGCCGGCTATCTGACTTTGCAGCAAAATCAAATCGCCCAAGCGTTGCGCGCGGCGGTCAACGAAATTGAAGTGGATCTGGCGGTAGCTGCGGCGGTGGGAGCCAGTCGCGCGTATGGAACGACGGCGGGCACGGCCCCAGTGTTGGCGGACTGGGCCGGAGCCAAGAAAATCCTCGACGACAACGGCGCTCCGATTTCTGACCGCTGTACCGTGATTAACACCACGGCAGGCGTATCGTTGCGGTCTACCGCGAACCTGTACAAGGTCAACGAGGCGGGCGATAACGGCTTGCTGCGCAATGGCACGCTGGGCAATCTGTACGGCTTCGATATTCGGGAATCGGCGCAAATTCAGACCCCGACAGCGGGTGCTATGGCCAGCGCCACTAGCACTTCTGCGGCGTTTACCGTAGGGCAGACCGTGATCCCATTGGCTACCGCCGGTACTGGCGTGGTAGCGGCTGGGGATATTGTCACGTTTGCCAATGATACGAACAAATACATGGTTGCGTCGGTTTCCTTCGCCGGTGCTAATCCGGCTGCCGGCGATAGCATCACTCTGGCCGCGCCTGGTTTGCGCCTGGCGCAGGGAGTTGCGACCCGCGCGATCACCGTATTCGGAACCTCGGCGCGCAACTGCGCGTTCACTCGCAACGCGATCCTGCTGGCGACGCGCCTGCCGGCGTTGGATGCCAATGGTGATTTAGCCAGCGACCGGATGACGATTACGGACCCGAACAGCGGACTCAGCTTCGAATTGGCCGTCTATCCCGGCTTTAGGATGAATGTTTATCACGTCTCGATTTGCTGGGGCGTGAGCGTCATCAAGCCGGAACACCTGGCGATCATTATCGGGTAATTGTGGTGAGCCAACTCGACACCCTCATGACCCAGTCCGGCATCCCCGCGCTGCTGCGAATGTTCGGCGATGACGCGACGTACACGCCGCCCTACACGCCACCCGCCGCACCAGAACCGGTCAGCACGTGGGCGATAGTACGGACCGGCAGTGTCCTGATGGGGCAGTATGGCGAACGGCTGGAACCCCGCCGCACGGCGCAATTGCCTAAAAGCGCCGTACCGCGCCCGCTCATCGGAGCGACGCTGGTGGTGAACGGCATCACCTATCGCATCGATCAACAAGTGGATGAATCCGACTACTTTGTCACCGTGGCGATTCGATGACTGCCTCCGCAACCACCTTCCTGCAAACCCTAAAAACCCATCTGAGCGGGATCACTCCCGCGAATGGGTATGCAGTGACCGTGGCCAGTGTGCAAACCGGACGCAGCGCGTTGGCGGGCAATACGGCTGGCCCCTATCCCGCGCTTACCCTGACGCCGATTTCAGAGCGGCCGGTGGAAAATACCCCGGACCGGTTCATGCAACGCTGGGAACGCACGCTAATCCTGGAAGCGGCGCTCGTGGAAAGCGCGAATTGGGATGATGAACTAGATGCGGTATGGGATGCCATCCGCCACCGATTGACCTCGTGGAGCGGCATCATCACCGAATGGGGGCCGGTTGAATTTGCGCCCCCGGAAGATGGCGGCGGTATCGCCTTGTTGCGGTGCCCCCTGGTGTTTACTTACCTGTTTACCGTTTGATTGGAGACCCTTATGGCTATTGCCGTTGCCTCGAAAGCCCTGTATCTCAACTGCGCGATCAAGTTCGGGTTTTGGTCGGGGGACACCGCGCCCACGCAGTTTTATGATGCCGTCAACTGGACCAAGCTGGAACTCACCACCCAACAGCAAGAAGCGGAAAACCTGCTATCGAACATGGAAGGGTCGGCGGGTGAACCGCTGGCCTCCGTCAACAAGACCACGGAAGCCGGCTCCCTGAGCGCGGAAGCCGATTACATGCCGCCCGCCTTATATGCGGTACTGCTGGGCGCAACGCTGTCGGAAGTGACGCAAACCACCGGGGCTATTGCCGATGAAGCGATCACCCCGGCCATTGGTCTTTGGGTGCCGCTGGCCAATAAGTACCTCGCCGCCCACGGCACCGGCACGGAAATCGTGGCGGAAACGGCTGCGGACGCAACGATTGCCAGCACCAATTACGAAGTGGATTTAGTGAATGGGATGTTTAAGGCGCTGAATGCGACCGGCGCCACAGTCGCTAAGATCAGCTATCACACCACTACCCGCACCATCGAAAACTACGCGGCGGGCAAGGCCATCAGCAACTACGTCGGACTGATTGGGAGCGCAACGGAAAAGGTGTCTAGCAAACGCGGGCGCATCCATGTCCACAAAGTCAATTTGGCCGGTTCCGCTGCCTTTGATCCAGTGACGGGAACGTATGTCAAGGGCACGTTTAGCGGCACGATGCTGACCCCGACGGGCTATACGTCGCCGTGGACCTTCCAAGTGTCTGATCTTGCGGCGTAATAGATGGCGATCACGCTCGGCACGATCACTTTGCCGCAGGGGCTGGTATGGGTGGATGAATTTGATTGGACGCCGCTCGCCCAGTCCACCGGGTACAGCCTGACCGGCGCGCTGATTGTGGAACAAGCCGAAAAGCAAACCGGTCGGCCGATCACCCTGCTTGGCGGGATTGAGTTTGCCTGGATGACCCGGGCTGAGGTGATCGCACTCAAAACCGGCTTGGATGCGGGCACAGCCATGACTCTAACCCTGCACGATAGCCGCACCTTTACCGTGTTGCCCGCCGGCGACGAACCGCTGAGCGTATCCGCCCTGCCCATCATCAAAAACTCCGGGCCGGCCAATCCCTCCAGTGGCGCCTGGTATGTGCTGGAATCTTTAAAGCTCATCGAAGTTTAATTCGTGTGCCCAAAAGCTGATCGATTCTATCTCCTAACCCGACGCATAGAGGCATAGCTATGGCTGACCGCAATTTGTTATTGCAACTGCTGATCACGGCCAAAGACGACGCCTCGGCTGTATTTGGCAAGTTGTTCAGCTTCCTGGATCGGACGACTTCCGCCACTGCCAACCTCATTCGCGCCCAGTTCACCAACTTGTTCGGCGGTGGGCTGGATGGCGCCATTGATTTTGAAGCGCAACTGGATCGAGTCCAAGCCAAAGGGGGCTACACCGAGGCACAGATCCAGGAACTCAAAAGCGCGGCGCAACAACTGGGCGCGCAATTTGGCGTTTCTGGCACACAAGCGGCGCAAGGTATGGAGGCGCTGGCTGCCGCCGGCTTGTCCGCCGTTGATGCAATCAAAGCGTTGCCGCCGGTGCTTGCTTTGGCCGCCAGCGAGCAAATTAGCACCGAAGCCGCCGCCCAAAAGCTGATCGATTCCATTTCCATCATGGGGCTGGGTTTTGAGCAGACCAGCCGAATGGCGGATGTATTGGCCAAAGGCGCCAACATCACCACGTCCAGCGCCAGCCAGTTGGCAGAAGCGTTGTCGGAAGCGGGCGGTACGGCGCGGGCCGCCGGCATGGATTTGGAAGGGACTGTTGCTGCGCTGGATTTGTTGCACAAAAACGGCATCAAAGGCAGCGAGGCGGGCACGGCGCTCAAGGCTATCCTGACCAGCTTATTGGATCCCACCAGCAAAGCCAGTGCTGAATTAACGGCGCTGGGGATTAGCAGCCGTGATTTGGGGGGAGTGCTGGGACAACTCGAAGCACAAGGCGGCGCGGCCAATGCGGCCATTCTGGCGTTTGGTACGGAAGCCGGCCCGGGCTTACGCGCCCTGATCCAAGAGGGACAGGCCGGGCTGAATGAGTACACCGCGCAACTGAGCAATGCCGGTGGCGCTGCTGATGCAGCGGCCAACGAAATGGGCGGTAACTTGAAAGCGGCGTCGGAAAGCCTAAAGAGCGCCTGGGAGTCGCTCAAAGCCGCCCTGCTGGAACCCCTGTTGGAACCGCTGGCTAAGCAGGCGCAAGCCCTGTCCCGCGCGTTTCAAGCCGCACTAAGCGACGGCAGTATTCAGGGACTCCAGAATCTACTGAAAGAGTTTGGAACCGGCGTTGCCGAAAGCATTTCCCGCGCCCTGCAAAGCTTTGACTTTGCCCAGATTGGCGCGCGGATTGAGCAATTTGCGCAGCAGGCTAAAGGCAGTTTTGCTTATGTAGAAGGTGCAGCCATTGCCACGGCAGGCGCCATCAAGGGGGCTTTTAACCTGATTACCGCCCCCATCAATGCTGTGCTGGCCAGCGTCGCCAGCAATATAGGCTCCCTCTTTACGCTGCTGGCGGGCATCGAACAACAGGCCGCCAAAGTAGGGCTGGGCACGCTGGAACGAGCGGAAGAATTGCGGCGCAAGGCGGAAGCGGCGCAGGCTAGTGCGCGGGACTTGAAAGCCGCTGCCGAACAGGATGCCAAGGATTTGGCCGCCGCCGCGAACCAGGCAGCGACGGCGTTTGATGGCGTTAACGCCGCCCTGGGGCAAGCCAAGGAAACCGCCGAGGCGGTACAGCCGCCGGATTTTGGCGCTGCGGAACAACTGGAGCCGGTAACTTATGCGCTGGCTGATTTGGCCGCAGGCCTGGACCGCGCCCAGCAGGCACAACAAGCCGCTACCCAGGCCGCCAGTGATGCGGAGGCGGATTATTTGCAGCAAACGGATGCACTGGGGAATCTGACGCAATCTCAGTACCGCTATGACAGTGCCATTGCGGCGAATATTGCCGCGCAACAACGCTTGAAGGAAGCTAATACCGCTGTTGCGGACGCCACCGCTGCCTACGCGGTGGAAATGCAACGGGCACTGCGGGAAATTGATACCGAAAGTACGGCGATCACCGCCAATATCAAAACCAAGGCGCAACTGTATGCGGAGAATCAGCGCCGGCTGAGCTTGGAACTGAAAGTAGCGACGGCGACGGGCGAGACGGCGGATGCGGCAGTGAAGACCGCGCAGGCAGAACTCGAATTGGCGCAAGCCAAGGGGAATGTCAATGCGATAGCGACTGCAACGGTACGGCTAGCCACTGCGGAAATTGCGGCGCTGCAAGCCAAACGGACCGCACAAGAAAAGGAATTGCAACAACTCCAGGCGCTGGCCGCACGTATCGCCGATTTAACGCAGCGCAAACAGATTCTGAAGGACACAGAAGCGGCGGAATTACAAACTCTGCAACAACAAAACCCAGCGTTGCAGCAAAATATCGACACCAAACAACAAGATATTGCGACAACCGACGCGCAAATCCAGACAAAAAAAGCCGTTTCCAACAGCACCGAGCAGCAGACTCAAGCCACTCAAGATAACACCGCCGCCCAGCAGGAAAACATCAAAGTCATCGACAGCAGCCGCGATGCCCTAAAGCGGACTAACGCGCTGATCGCGGATACCCGCGCCAAGATGGCGGAATTATCCGAGACTACGAAACGGTATTACGATGTGCAGTTTACGCTGGCGTTGCAGCAAGTGGGTATGGAAGGAGCCTTTGAAGCCAATCGGCAAGCAATCGCCAATTTTAATGCGGATTTGAGCGCCAGCAGTCAAAAATTAGCGGCTTACGCCGAAGCCTTCAACGCCGCCATGGCGCTGGAAGAACAGGGCTTGAATCGCATGGCGTTCGCCATGAACGGCTTTGCCCAGATTGACGCGGCGGTAGAAATCGCCTCTGGGCGCGCCCAGCAAGCCTATTACCAGCAAGCGGCGGCGGCTGAGCGACTGCGGGTCAGCATCGAATCGATGTCCGTATCCAACGTTACAGCGGCCTCCCGATTGGAACAGGCCGCTCGCAGCGCGGAAAACGGCTTTAAGTTTCTGGATGAAGAAGATTTGGCGGGCCTGCGTCAAGCCATTGCGGAGGCCTCCGCCCGAATGCGCGAACTTCAAGAAGAAACTCGGAGCGCGCAAGAACGGTTGTTGGCGTTGAATGCCGAAATTGCCGCTGAACGGGGGGATGATGCCACTTCAGAACGACTCAAACTGCAACTTGAACAACAACAGGCGTTGGCGGATTTGGAGAGCAAATTGGCGGAAGCGCGCGCAGCCAACAATAACGAATTGATCCGGCTCTATGAAGAACAGGAACGCAAGCTGCAAACCCTCTACACGCTTAAAGAGAAGAACCTGGAACAGGAACTACAACAGCAGCAGCAGCAGCAACAACAGGAAGAAACGGAGACGGCCTCTACGACCTCTACGACCTCTACGACGCCCAAGGCCAGCGGCGGGATAAGTAGCGGCAAGGTCTACACGTTGAATCTCACCAGTGGCAATAAGACCCTGACCGCCACTACAGCCACCGACCCACAGCAGTTTCTGGATGAACTGACCCGCGCCAAAACTCGGAGCCTTGCCTGATGGCCATTACCGTAGCAGACCTAAAATTCTTCCAAGCCGAGCGCATGACGGACAATGAAGATGGTGGTGGTCGCATGACCGGCACCGAGATTGTCAGCGGGCAGGATAATCAGATTTTTGATGACCTTTCAGACGTGGATCGAGCCGCTGGCGATGTCTCCATCCGCAAAGCGTTCGCAGCAGTCACCAGCGCCGACACCGACAAATACCTGGATGCTGGCGTTGCCATGTTCCGTGAGCCGACGGATGAGAATGTATCCGTGCTGCTGTTCTCGACCGGCGATTATTACGATGAACGGGATGCGCTCAAGACCCGCCTGGAACAAACCATCAGTCGCGGTGGGCGGTGGAATGGGTGGCTGTGGGGCCAGCATCTGACCGGACAGCGGGCGGTCGTCATCTGGCAGCGTCCTGAAGCCTCGCTGATTGCCACGGGCGCGCGCCTGGAACTAGTGTCCAAGGCCAGTGGCGTGGAACAGTACAGTCAGTTTTTGTGGATCACCCGCGTCGTAGATAATCTACGCACAATCTATGAAGCATTTGGTGAGCAAACCATACAATATGTGGTGCGTGAGTTGATTTGCGAACTGGCAGAGCCACTGGACTATAACTTCGCTGGGATTGAACCATCGCGCGGTGACCCAGCCGTAGTCACCGGCACGCTGTTGTACGATACGCGCTACAACGCCGAAGCGGTGCCCCTGTTCGGGATTCAGCCGACCATCGAAGCCGCCAGCGTCAGTGATTTCTCTATCAAAATCGCCAATCTGTACAGCCCACTCATCCCAACGGCACTCTCAGAAACAGCCCTGCCGGATGTCACCCCGGGCGGCGACAGTCCGGCGTTGGTGGGCGCCAATACGGTGGTTGTGCAGTTCTCGACAACCACAGAATCTATCAAGTCCGGCGTCAGTCTGTATTGCGGCACGGGCATCATGCCCGGTACGCTCAGCATCAGCGTCTCTGGTGCAACGATCACGGATGACAATGGCTCCGCCATGCTGTCAGAAACGGAAATCGGCAGCGTGGATTATGGCAATGGCCTCATTACCTGGAACGGCAACTGCCCGAATTACAGCACCGCCAGCAAGACCGTGACGTTCATGCCTGCTGCGAAACCCTTGCGGGTGGCGGACACCGCTGCGCAAATCGTGACCACCAGCAATCGTGGGTACGTCTGGGTATTGACGCTTTCGCCGATTCCCGCACCGGGCACGCTACGGGTGGCCTACCAGGTTAACAATGTATGGTATGTGCTGACGGAGCAGGGCGGCGGCCTGATCGCCGGCGTAGATTCCAGTTACGGTTCTGGTTCGCTGAATTTCAGCACAGGCACAGCGATGATCACAACTGGCGCGTTGCCGGATGTAAATTCGATGATCATCTACAGTTGGGGCACGCCGGTCAACTACACCACCCGGGGCGGAGCGGCGGTAGATGCGCCAGTGGTGCGGGGGCAGACGGCTCATGCGGGTGTTGCCCCTGGAACTGTGGTGGTGGAATGGACGGTTGGTGTTACCACCTATACGTTGGACGACGATCCGGCGGCGGATGGTAATTTGACCGGAACGGGTGGCGTTGGCTTCATTCGCTATGCGACTGGGGAATGGTGGGTACGGCCCACAACGGTTCCGCCAGTGGCTACCGAGTTCACTATCGACTACGACTACGGCACACCCACAGAAGAAACCTTTGCGCATCCGACCCGCGAACTGGATGGAAGTTTGTTGCTCACACTGAACGCGGACCCGCGCGAACATTCAGTAGAAGTCGAATGGAATCTGCTGGTTGAGGATTACGAAGCCGCTTATTCGACAGAAATTGAGTTCATCCCACCCAACGGCCGCTCATTCGATCCTATCAAGATCGTTCGTGATAATGGGGCTGGTGCGCTGATTATCAGCGGTGGCACGAATGGTACGGTGAATTATGTGGCTGGCACGGTGCAATGGATGCCAGATGTGACCGTATCTATCCCAAAACCGCTCTACAGCAAGCATCTATTAGGGTCAGAAGTGGTTGCGGCGGGTGGTGGGTCTAGCGTTACGGTTAATACTTACCGCACTTTGTTTGATGGCTATGAATACATCCCGGCCGGCGCGCAGTATCCCAGCGATGAATCTGGTTACGTCAAAGTGCGTTATCGGGTGGTCGGTGGCGACAGCAGTGCCAGTGAAACCGTCACCCTCAGTCAGTTGGAACTGGATGTAACCAAGG